GAAAGCCAAAAGCACAACCATCTAGGGAGGTAGCACCGTGGTAGATGATCTAATGAGCGCCGCTGAAGTATGTGAGCGTTTGGGAATTACATTAAACAACTTACGACAGATCCAACACCGTAAGACTCTTACATGGGTGCAGAAGTCAGGCCGTAATGTGTTCTATACAAAAGCAGATGTTGAAAACTACTTTTTAAAGCGCCAGGAGCGTAATCAAGGCTAACATCTTCATGTGATCGTTATTGAAGATGAAGTAACAGTGGCTCAGATAGATGAATGTCTAAGTCATGTTTACGCCATGCTCAAAACAGATGAATACGGCAATCGCATGGATTGGCGCAAAAAAGAGATGCTTACAGAGCAGTTAGATGAATTGCTTGATGCGCGTCTTAATCTTGTAAGAACAGGTAAGCCATGAACAACACACCTTATGATGGAGTAATGCTTTTTATTGTTCTCAGTTTGTTTATTGCTGTAGTTGCAATGGCGCTAGGAGTTAGATAAGTTACGCGTACCTGATCCCCACCGTGGGGATTGAGTGCTGGACACAGCCCACATTCAATGATGAGTGTGGGTTTTGTTCTTTCAACTTGCAGGAAACTTTCTAAAACATTAACATCAACATATTATGGTAGAAAATACGCGTGATTTGGTAGAAAAAGAAACAACCATAATTGAGTTGCGCCATGAAGGTTATGTGTGGCGTGAGATTGCAACTATGGTGGACATGAGCATTGCTGGTGTCGTTAAGGCTTACAAGCGCGCTCTCATGCGTCACCCTGTTGCAGCGATAGAAGAACACCGTGAACTGGAACTAGATCGCTTAGACAATTTGCAGCGTACATATTGGCAACCTGCGGTAAACGGTAATTTAAGAGCCGCAGATTTTGTTCTACGCGTAATTGATAAACGCGCAAAGTTATTGGGATTAGACGCACCATTGAAGGTACAAGCAGAGGTGGTTACTTATGACGGATCAGATTTGGACAGAGAAGTTGAACGAGTCGCAAGAATTATTGAAGCCTCAACAATTGGAGACATTGCAACCATCACAGAACTCACGGATCAAGGCGAGCCGGTGGATATGGAAGAACAAACTGGCGCGGAAGGAACAACTACCACCTGAAGGTGAATGGAACATTTGGCTTGCAATGGCAGGCCGTGGATTTGGCAAGACACGCTTAGGCGCAGAAGAAATAGCCTGGCAAGCAATAGTTCAACCCGCTACGCGCTGGGCTGTTGTTGCTCCTACTTTTTCAGATGCTAGAGATACATGCGCAGAAGGTGAGTCAGGCATTGTTGCCATCTTGCAGCGTTACCAAATGCTTGAGAACTACAACCGTTCTATTGGTGAGATCCTGCTCAAGAACGGTAGCCGCATAAAACTATTTAGTGCAGATAACCCTGAGCGTTTCCGTGGCCCGCAGCATCATGGCGCTTGGTGTGATGAATTAGGTGCATGGCGTTATCAAGATGCCTGGGATCAGTTGCAGTTTGGCTTACGCCTGGGAAAGAAACCGCGGGTTATTGTTACCACCACACCCCGCTCTACAGCCCTTATACGCATGCTTGCAGGCCGTACAGATGGCTCAGTGATTATTACCAGGGGAAGCACATTTGATAACGCCGCAAATCTAGCCCCCAGCGCTCTGATGGAATTACAAGCCCGTTACAACGGAACACGGTTAGGCCGCCAGGAACTTTATGGAGAAATCCTTGATGATGTTGAAGGCGCGTTGTGGACTAGAGGCTTGATTGACCGCACACGCATTGCAACAGCCCCAACTATGGCGCGCATTGTTGTAAGCGTTGATCCTGCCGTAACTAACTCAGAGAAATCAGATGAAACGGGCATTGTTGTAGTTGGATCTACTTCTGATGGCCAGGGTTATGTGCTTGGTGATTATTCATTTAGAGGATCACCGCTGCAATGGGCTACAAAGGCGGTAGAACTGTTTGACTCATACAAGGCTGATGCTGTTTTGGTTGAAGTAAACCAGGGCGGTGACATGGTGGGCGCAGTGTTGAAGCAGGTACGGCCAACATTACCAATCAGAGAAGTGCGAGCGCATGTGGGTAAGAAATTGCGAGCAGAACCGGTAGCGGCTATGTATGAGCAAGGGCGTATTCACCACATTGGCGAGTTTGCAGAGTTAGAAGATCAGATGTGTACCTGGACTGTAGATGAACCAAACTCACCTGACCGCATTGATGCAATGGTGCAGGGTTTTAGCGATCTATTAGGAAAAGTTACAGTTAGTAATTACTTTAACGCCATTGCTAATCACTGCCCTAAGTGCGGACTGCCAATGCCTAAATCATTTACACATTGTTCTGCATGTAATACCGCTATGATTGCCCCAAAGTCTGAAGTGGCACAAGGAGCGTAATGGCTGACAATTACAACACAATAATTGATCAAGGTGCTGATTGGTTTCGCAATTTCTTGTACACACAGCCTGCAACTATTACAAATGCAGTAGGCAATGGAACAACTATTACATACACCGCAGAAAACGGATTTAGCGCAGGACAAACTGTTTACATTGATGGCATTTTGCCTAGCCAATATAACTTAGGCAATGTAACCATTGCTTCACGCACCTCAACGCAATTTACAGTGACTAATGCTGCAACTGGTTTGTACATTCAAGGCGGAGACGCACTAAGCGCAGTGGATATTACTGGTTACACAGCCCGCATGCAGTTGCGTTCATTGCCTAATGACACAATTGCAGTTTTAACGCTTACAGACACAAGTGGCATTACAATTGATGGGCCTAGTGGAACTCTTGCAGTTCGCGCAACAGCGGCACAAACGGCGGCAATTAGTGCAGGCCCGTATTATTATGATTTAGAGATAACATCACCTACTGGTGTGAAAACACGACTTGTTCAAGGTGAATTAAATGTAAATGCAGAGGTGACAAGATGACATACAACCCAAACAGTTTTCTTAACAATCCAAACCCTGTTGGAACTCCAAATGTTATTGTTGTTACTCCTGGCCCTGCGGGGCAACCAGGCGCTCAAGGTATTCAAGGGCCTTCAGGAAACTTTTCTGCGCAAGGTGTTCAAGGAACACAGGGTTTACAGGGCGGTGGCTTTAATCAAGCACAAGGCACACAAGGTATTGCAGGCCCGCAGGGTGTTACAGGTGTACAAGGATTTAATGGCGCGCAAGGCACAATTGGTGCGCAAGGAACTACCGGCTCACAAGGATTAACTGGTATTCAAGGTGACGCTGGTTTGCAAGGTGTTGCAGGTAGTCAGGGAACTCAAGGTATTCAAGGCAACACAGGTATTCAAGGTTCAATTGGTGTACAAGGATCTGTTGGTACGCAAGGCACAACTGGTGCGCAAGGCCTTGAAGGTATTCAAGGTGCGTTTGGTGTGCAAGGATCAACCGGCACTCAAGGTTTTACAGGATCTCAAGGAACAATTGGTGCGCAGGGCGCAACTGGAACACAAGGTTTAATTGGTGTTCAGGGAACAATCGGTGCGCAAGGTATAACTGGTACTAATGGTGTTCAAGGTGCAACAGGAATACAAGGAACAATTGGTTCTCAAGGTATTGAAGGTGTTCAGGGCATTACTGGTGTTCAAGGAACTACAGGTGGAGCGGGATCACAAGGAACAATTGGATCTCAAGGTTTAACTGGTTCACAAGGAGCAATTGGTGAGACAGGTTCTCAAGGTACAACTGGAACAATTGGTTCTCAAGGTTTAACTGGTATTCAAGGCAATACAGGAGCGCAAGGAATACAAGGCGTTCAAGGTCATGATGGATCTCAAGGGCTTAATGGAATTCAAGGCAACACAGGCGCGCAAGGAATTATTGGTGTGCAGGGTGTTGAAGGTACGCAAGGTATTGAAGGACTTCAAGGTTTAGAAGGCGCTCAAGGTACACAAGGTATTCAGAGTGCTATTGGCGCGCAAGGTTTAACAGGTTTACAGGGTGTTGCAGGTGCGCAAGGCACAACGGGTATTCAAGGCATAACTGGATCACAGGGAACTGAAGGTATTCAAGGTGCAGATGGAGCGCAAGGAACACAAGGTGTTATTGGTGTTCAGGGTGTAACAGGTTCACAAGGACTTGATGGAATTCAGGGAACTGTTGGAGCGCAGGGAACTCAAGGCGTACAAGGAACTATTGGTAGCCAGGGTGTTCAAGGTTTAGATGGTATTCAAGGTGTGCAGGGTAATACTGGTGCAAGCGGTACATCATCATCTATTTTTGATTATGTAGCGGTAGCAAATTCACAAACACCTCCCCCTAATGCTGGTGACATTAAATGGAATAATGCCACACAAATTAACTCAACAAACATTTATGTATCTCATTTAACAGATGCAAATGTGGACATTGATTTCTTATTAGCAAACATTAAAAATGGTGACATCTTCTTTATTCAAGATAGAAGTGACTCTGCCAATTATCAAGAATGGCAAGTAAACGGCACACCTACAAATGTTCCTAATAGTTATTTCACTTTTCCTGTTGCACTTTTAGACTCAAGCGGAACAGGCACAACAAACTTTGCCAATAATCATAACATTTCTCTTATTACTCAAAGCGTGGGCGTTCAAGGAACAACTGGCGCGCAAGGTACGACAGGTGCGCAGGGAACTACTGGTTTGCAGGGAATTCAAGGCACTACTGGAATTCAAGGCGCAGAAGGTTTGCAGGGTGTTACAGGATCTCAGGGAATTACTGGATCTCAAGGCGCTCAGGGAATTACTGGCTTGCAAGGCGCAACAGGTACACAAGGACTTGTTGGCGCTCAAGGCGAAACTGGATCGCAGGGCGTAGAAGGAATTCAAGGTGTTGAGGGAACTCAAGGTTTCACTGGAATTCAAGGCCAAACAGGTACTCAAGGATTAAACGGTATTCAAGGAACGCAAGGCGTTCAGGGTACAACTGGTTCTCAAGGACAAAC